AGACTTATGTATTTCCATCTGTTGGATACCAGTCGCTTTATTCAAATCCTCTGTGAATCCCAATTCAGACGGTGTTAATTCAAATACCGCAAACACCATCTTGGCAAACCATTTTTGTGAATCAATAAATTGCATCTGCTGAGATGTGAACGGCATGGACTGGACCTTTGCACCACCGCCGGTAACTATCCACTTGTTGTATTTACGTGGACCCCGAAGTTTAGCCTCGAAGTATGCTTGCTGTCGTTTCAACTCGTCCAGATCCCTCACGTCTGGAAGGTCAATCTGTCCGCCTACAAATAATCCGTTCTTCCAATACTTAGACTGTGCAAGCGTAGAATCAATCATGTAATCTATTATTTCTTCGATGATTTCAAGGGCTGCAATACCGTATGGCCCTCGTGACATAGGCGACTTCTGGAAATAGATTATCTCATCCGGACTGAACTCTATCGGTTTACCCTGTGGATTAATCCAGGAATACTGCCAGTATGTCTTAACCTGGCCGAACAGGTTCGTATCCATCATGAAACTGCGGCCATCCCTGGCGTATAATTGTAATGGAGGAAGTTGTGTGCTTTTCAATCTCCAATTCTCTTTTTCGTATGCAATTACCGGGTATGATTTCAATATTACCCCCGCATCATACTGGATGGCATCAGGTAAAAGCATCCTAATAACATGTGACAGTGGTTTATCCCATAGCCTAGAATTGAAAAACTCTTTCGGTTTATCGATGTGATCTTGTGGGACCTTGTTGCCCTTTTCCATTGGAACGATATTCCAATCTGCTCCTGCTATACGGTCAACAATATGCTGGACACACATACGGACCCATACTGATTTCTCGATAGCTTCTAAGCGGTCATAGTCAATGTCTCGTGGTCTGCCATAAGGCGGCGCTAACCAGAATGCGTCAGTATACACACCTTTACGCTTGATACCATCCTCGTCTCCACTATCCCACCAGGCACCTCCTGCTGTCTGCATGGAATCGAAACGGTACATGTTGATACCCATTGCACCGCTTGCCTTTTGGAGTATCTTTTCTCGTAGGTTCATTGCTTCCACCAATTCTGTAAAAACAATTGCTCTTCTTCAGTAATCGTAATAGTACAAGGGTCATATTTTGTGTGTGTCGTGGCCAGGGCATTGGCAATTTCGGCTAATTCGTTATCTATGTTCATGCGGTCACCGCCTGCAAACCGACTGGCATAACCTGTATCTTCTTACCACACTTATCACAAATCCCGTTCTTTATCGGCATCTTACCAGAGATCATACCGTACTCTTCTCCACATTCACAAAACACATAATCATAATCATCATCGTGTCGTGGTACTTCCAGAGGTGAATCTGAATCTATCAATCCAACTGTGCTAATACTACCCAAGGCAAGCCTAGTAATTGCGATTGCATCAAGCATGTCGTCATGTTCAGCGAAGGGGAACTGCGCCCACTGCTGCCTGAATTCAGGTATTCCTAGCATTTCAGTTTTGCGTAGAAGTACACTACCATTCTCAAAATGTGGCGCAATTGCTAGCATCTTTGTGATTTTGTCTTTGACAGTGAGTACACCAACGGCAGGAATCCAAGTACTGTCGGCTATATGTTGGGCCATAGCTGCCTGATACACGTTATTCTCAATAAGTACTTCAACCGCCCGCATCCCTGCGCCCGCCCACTCTTCATAAGCTGTGCAGATCTTATCGTATGCTGTCGGGAAATCCCATTTACCATGCAGTATTTCTATTATGTGGACTTTGCGCTTGTTTGCTTGGTATCCAACCAGTGCAATACAAGTTTCATCTGCATGTTCTTTCTCGCTTATGGCTAGGTCCACACCAATGTAATATGTCAACTCGTCTGGTAGTGAATCCCAATTAAAATATTGTAACCAATCAACATTCAAGTACTGCCCTTTCATGCCTGATGGGTCGTTCTGCTTTTCCCGGTCGAACATGATTGACCCGGCTTGCTGTCTATCAATGAGGAGCTTCTTGATATCCCATACTTCTGGCCAAAGTACCTTAGATTCGCCTATGACTTGTACATCTGAGATTACTTCATTGCCGTCTGAATCAGTCTCGTATATGTACTCATAGGATTCAGGCCAGTCGATGATTGCTCGGTCTATTGACCTATGCCAAAGCGCATTGTCTATGAGTTGCTGATATAGGTCAGCATAGTGCTTCCTAGTACCAATGACAAACATCTGAGTGGTAGGTTCCACCAACTGCCCGATGGTTCCATAAAACCAATTATCCATTGACTCCATCCGGCCTTCTGTCTTGGTATTCTCATCATCGAGCATGTCGTCTACTATGATTATGTCGAAGTGTCCGCCAGTGATTGCTCCCAATGCGCCCACAGCTTCAACGGTAGGGTCTTTTAGTTTACGGCCAGCTTCATCCCTAGTACACCAGATGGCCCCTCCTTCGCTTTTTGTCTCTAATAGTTCGCCGTAGTCCTGTTTAATAAGTGGATTATTTCGTAATTCTGCCCGGATTGTACCTAATAGTTTATTGGCCTGGCCTGATGTTTTGCTGACCATCAATACCCGGACATTAGGAATGTTACATATTGCCCATACAGGAAACAGATGACAAAATACAGTGGTTTTTCCGTGATCTCTGGGGCTTAGTTGTAGGTGCCTATTACGATTCGTATAATTTAACCAGCGCATTTGATGGGCTGGCATGTTTAATCCGAGGTAATGTTTACCAAAAAAGGCTTTGCTGTGCGTTGCGATGGCTTTCGGTGGCAGATTCGCTAACTTCTTTTTGTCTGTATCACTCAATCGCATTGCAACCTCGAAGTTGGATATATTCTACAATTGTATAATAAATAGAAAATAATTGTACTTGTCGATATTTAAACTTTGTTAATATTGTAAAAATGTAAAAGGCTTTTATAGTTGTAAGTTAAAATGAAGTTCAAGTGAATTGAAATGATCCCAATAAACGAAACAAAATATACTCGCCACACGATCCCTGCATCAAAACAGGCAGTCTTCACATCGAAACTATCCAGCAAAGGCCAGGGCGTTGTCCCGGCATCCGTCCGGAATGGTCGTGATACAGATACCAACTTCAAATTAGTTCCCGGCTGCAAGGTTGAACTGCAGATTAAGGCGGTGTGGTATGAGGTTATTGTCTGTATCAAGTGCGGTGCTGAGATTGTGCTTGATGGACAGGGACATAAACATGTGTGTAAGGAGGAAGTGAAATGAATAAAAAATTAAAATTATATGTTTGGCCAGCGTTTTGTCCAGATTATAGAGATGGGCTTGCTTTTGCAATTGCTGAAACACTAGATGAAGCAATTGAAATGATAAATAAAGAGGTTGGAGATTATGGGAATTATGGCCCCGTAATTGAACATAATATAGATAAAATTGCATACGGTGTGTATGGGGGTAGTTGAATTGAACAAAAAACATGTATTCGATGGCAATAACTGGATTGTCACTTCAGAAGAAATCAAGATTACGCCGCTTCATGACACAAGACCAATTCATGGCACAAGACCAATGCATCATGCACTATCTAAGAAGCTCTATGACCAAAATATTCTAAAACATTGTAAAATGGCACTAGGCAGACATGGGTGGTCGTGGACTTTGCCAATTTCATTTCATCGTATCACCGCAACAACGACCATCATCAACAAATACACCATTGTCGAACTAACCTACGACCACAAGCACTACCACGGCTTAGCATCACGGGCAGACTGTGACAAAGAGAATACTGTTACAGGGATTGCCGTAGCATACCACCGGGCATTCGAGAAGATGGTGGGTGGTTAGATCATATGACACATAACCCTTTATTGCATGATAAAACACAATGGGCTATTAATAAATTCAACCCCTGCGCATATCGTAGATCTCTTAAAAAATTATCTGAAGATAACAATATAAGTGATTCAATACACGAATTAATAAATGCAATAAAGTCCGAAGGAAGTGAACCAACTGAAATTAGAATAACTCCTATTGCATCTGAAAAGTTAAGGAAAGAACTTGAAATCAAACACGAATGGTTTGGTGGTGAACGGTTTATTGAGATTGATAAGTATTTTGGTTTGAAATATATAATTGATCCGTCTATCAATGTTGATATTATAATAATTTAAAAATGGTGAAAACAATGATGAAACTATCAGATTCAACACATTCAACCATCTTGATTATATTACTTATAATATTATGAGTGGTTGTTAATTTATTGACGGTGATGCTATAATGAACATTTATGAATGTAGAAGATATCATGACGAGGATCCTTTTGTCGAAGAATGGCTAGGTGCATTGATAATATGTGCAGAGTCAAAAGAAGATGCGGAAGATATATTTACACAAGAAGAATATAAAAAACCAAAACAAACCATTGAAATTAAATTGAATCGTGGAGTAATTTACAATGATGAAATTAGGTAACTTAAAATGAACATCTACAACCTACTCAACCAACTACACACCGCCGATCCCGACTCGATACTATACTGTTACCCTGCAGACGACAACACTGCGCAGATCTTAGCAGATGAGTTCCCACAGGTTAGAATAGTCCAGACGCTGGGGCGCTGGGTCCCACACGGAACAAGGATCTCAATGTCCGAAGCATTGCAGAAAGAGTTTGATACGGTGTGCCTACCGGGTGAAGTTATCAAGGATATGTTGGGTGCCGGGATTAAATGTCTCAAGCCAAAAGGATTCATCTATTCAGATCTTGAAATTGTCATAAAGGGCACAGGAGTTAAGAAGGGTGAATGTAATGGTGGGATATACCGGTATAAGAAGAAGTGACTCAGTCTGCTTCTTCCTCTTTTTTTGTAGCTAACCAGTTCCCGAATTCCTCTGCAAGTTTCTCATCGATGTCTATGTTTGTGATGGTGATAGGATCAACCTTAACATCGAGTTTGTCATTCATCAAGCCCATGAGCTTTAACGATGCTGATTTGTTGTCACCTATCACCTTTTGTATTGCAATGTAAGATCTACGATCATCATCATCAATATACTTTTTAGCTTCGGTTTCAAGTTCAGCGTGCTTGATCTCATAATAGGAATTGTTGAGTTCTCGCACAATCTCTACTGGTGTGTTTTGTAGCCCACCGTTGGTTATGAAAAGCCTATCGTTTTCCACCTGCTTCATCGGCATATCTAATATTTCAGCGGTTTCTATTGGGGTTTTACCCTTGACAAATTCTTTCAAGACTTTATAGCGACGTTCTCGCATTGCCTTGTTTTGTCCTAGGCAGGTATAATCTATCATGTGTATATTATATATGGTTGAATATATTTATGTTTTTTCATCAGTACGTCTACAATCTAGTCTTTCCATGTATTTCCATTCTCATGTCTAATACCTGCATAACAATCTACAAGATCACTATCATAACGATACTTTTCAATCATTTGTGGACTAAGTAACTTGTTCCTCACCCACATAATTATTTTATTTGTTCTTTTACCATGATTAAAATCATACAACAATGGTATAGCAAATCTTTCGAAAACATATTTAAACAGTATCATTGTGGTTGCGATTGTTATTCCAATTATTATCTCTGAAATCATGTGCAGTACCTTTTGGAATTCATTAGTCAATCTTAATAATCTCAGTCACATACATTCCTGGTGGCCAGTTCTGTATATTGGTTTCGTCTTTGACAAATACAATCACTTCAACATCATCTATATTATGAGATTCTAACAACGTTTTTATAAAATCATCATCGATTATTCGAAATTTTCTGTTGCTTATACGGAATACGTTATGGTAATATAAATCACCATTCATAATCGTACATAGCATGAATTTATTTGGAGATTTCACTCGTTCGTATAGCTCTTTTTGTAGTTTCCTTGCGTCGTATATGTTCATTCCGGCACCTCTATAGTCCCAATCTTCCGCAGCTTATACGGCGCACCCACCGTCTGGATAATCTCATAGACGTGCAGTCGTCCGCAGGTATTACATCGATGCGCGACTACTGGGATGTCGATAAGTGGGTCACATTCGTGGTTTTGGTCGGGCGTATGACATTCGTGAT